GAGAACTTCCAGGCTTCGGTGAACAAGGACCTGGCCGATGTGCTCGGCAACCTCGTGAGCCGGGTGACCAAGTTCTGCCGGTCGAAGTTCGGCGAGGCGGTGCCTGCGGGGGGCGAGACCGGCGCGCGCGAGGCGGCGCTGACGGCCGATCTCGCCGCCCGCATCCGCGCCTATGAGGGGCATATGGAGGCGATCGAGGTGCGCAAGGCGGCGGCCGAACTGCGCGCGATCTGGGTCGCGGGGAACGAATACCTGCAGGCGGCAGCGCCGTGGTCGGTCGTCAAGACGGACCGGGACGCGGCGGCGGCGCAGACGCGCCTCGCGCTGAACCTCATCCGGCTTTATGCGGTGCTGTCGCGCCCGTTCATCCCGGATGCGGCGGAAGCGATGATGGCCGCCCTCGGCTGCGACGACTGGACCTGGCCCGACGACGTTCCGGCGGCGCTCGCCACCCTGCCGGCGGGGCATGCCTTCACGACGCCCGATGTCCTCTTCCGCAAGATCACCGACGAGGAACGCGCCGAGTGGCGGGCGCGCTTTGCCGGCCGCCGGATCTGACGGGGCGGATCTGACGGGCAGCCCCGCCGCGAAGGGTGGCGGCGCGGCGGGCCGGTCCTGCGGCCGGCAGACCCCTGCACCCACGCTGCGCGCGTGCACCTGCTTGCGCGCCCCCTCGGGCCGACCGCACGCGTGCCTGCCTGCGCGCCATGGAACGTGCGCGCGAGCCCGAGGCGGCGGCGGAAGCTCCGCGCAAGCCGGACTGATCCGGACTGCGGTTTTCGGTGGTGATCGCCTCCGGACCGGTCAAGTCCGGCGATGTCGGCGTCCCGGATGGGCTCGTCTTCACGGCGAGCGGCGATGGGGTGAACATCGCGACGCGGATCGACCGGCTGACCAGGGCGCGCGGCCGGTCCGTCCTTGTCACGGACGAGATCGCGGCCCTCGGCCCGGATCGCCGGGTATCGCTCGGCGCGCATGCGCTGCCGGAACTCGGCCGCGCCCTGCGGCTGAACGCCCGCGCCTGCACGCGCGATACCTTCGACACCGACGAACCGACGGCGCGGATCGAGCGGAGCCTTGCAAGCTGGCGGCGGCGCACGCGCCCGCCGCCCCCCAAGCGCGCCAGGCCCGCTGATCGCACGGCCGGACACCGGCGGCATCCGCGGCATCCGCCCGGGATCGGGCACCCATCCCGTGACGCGCCGTGCCACCCGCCAAGCGCCGCATCCTGCGTCGCGCCCGTCCATCCCGCGCTTGACCGGCGCGCCCCGATCTGTCACCCGCTGAGGCGTCGGGCCTGTAGCTCAATGGTCAGAGCAGGGCGCTCATAACGCCTTGGTTGGGGGTTCGAATCCCTCCGGGCCTACCGAACCCCATCAGAGTTCCCTGTATTTACAATGCTTTGCCCGGGTGCCGCGGTGAACGTGCCCGGCGTGTTCGGCTCGGTGTGTTCCTGTTGCGGTCGCCTCGGAAGCCTCTTGTGCGCGGAATCGGCCCGCGCCTCGCGCTCGGCGGCGGTGTAGCGCTGCACCTCGGCCAGCGTCTTGTGTCCGTTGGTCGCCATGATCGCGTGTGCCGTCGCCCCCGCCTCGGCCGGCCGCCGGGCGCAAGCCCTGCGCAGGCCGTGCGCGGAACAGGCCGACAGCCCCGCCATGTCGCACCATTTGTGCATGGCGGTTAGGCCAGCGCGCGGACGAGGTCGGCGTCGGTCTGGTATTCGATCCGGCCGAAGCCCTCGTAATAGGCCACCCTGACCCCGGCCGCCCGCATGGCGAGCAACTGGTCGCGCATGGCCTCAAGCTCCGCGACGCTCGGCATGGATCAGGCCCCCACCCGATGCGCGCCGCGCCAGTCGATCCAGCCCGCGCCGAAGTCAAGCCGGACCTTGAGCCGGACGATATCGCTCATGAAGTCGATTTCGCTCTCCACCCCCGGGCCAGGCTGGCCTTCGAGAAGGGCATATTCCAGCGCATCGGCGCGGGCCGGATCGGCGAAGAGGTAGTAACGGGTGGCACTCGTGAGGCGCGGCTCCACGATCAGCTCAAGCCGCCCGGCGAAGGGGTTCACGTCGGCCGCCGTCGCGGGCGTGATGCTGGCCAGCGCCTTTTCGGCCTCCACCTCCAACTCGAGCGGCACGACCAGGAACGCGGGCGACACGTCGATCAGCCCGCCGGACAGGCCGGTTTGCTTGCGCATCGCCAGGCGCGCCGCCGCCAGCCCCTCAAGGATCGTGGCGGGCGCGGGCGTCGTCAGGTTGTTGTGGGCCGCCGCGAACACAGCCACCCCGTCCGCCATGGCCGGGTTGGCCGTCACCTTCTGCGCCAGCAGGTTCGACATTTCGGCCCGCGCCGCCGCGCCGAGGCGCGCGCCGATCTGGAACGCGCCGAGGTCGTCGTTGACCAGCGCCTCGCGCGTGATGCTGATCGCGCGGCCGAAGGTTTGCAGGCTGTAGCTCTCACCCGCCTCGGCCAGCGACCCGAAGGTGTATTCGGCCCCCTCGGGCTTGAGCACCAGCCCCGGCCCTTCGCCGAGGATGACGGACCGCTTCGGCCGGAAGTCGCGGATGGTGCGTTGCCGTGCCACCTGCAGCAGGCCCGCCGGGGCGGCGTCATAGCCGCGCCGCACCTCGCGGTTGGCGGCGTCAGCGAGGATCAGCGGGAAGTCGGCAGTCGTTTGCGCCCGCGTCACGGCCGCCGCGTCGCTCATCGTGGCGTAGCCCGACACGCCAGCGCGGCGCAGGCAGTCGCGCGCGAGGTCGGGCAGGCGCATATGCGCCCATGGCCGGGCGGCGTCGGAAAGCTGGTGGTCCGGGTGCATCCGGGCGTAGAGTGCCTCGCCTGCGCGGGTGGCGATTGCGGCCGGGTCGTTGTGGTCCGCGATGATCCGGGCGGTCGCGCGCGGGGCTTGGGCCGTGCGGGTGCGCATCGCCTCGAAGGCCTCGCGGCGGGCTTCCTCGGGGGTTGCCCCGCGGTCGATCAGGTCATCGGCCCAGGTGTGGGGCAGGCCCGCCGTGGCGGCGATGGCGCGAATCTCGCGGTTGGCTTCGGCGCGGGTCAGGCGCGCCGTTTCGGCCGCCGTGGTGACGGGGGCCTCGATCGTCTCGGTCGTCATGGGGGGGTCTCCTGCTCGGAAATGCGCGCCGGGATCGGCGGGGATCGGAACGATGGACACCTCGAGCGGTGTCCAGCGGGCGGCGATGCGGATACGGCGGTCGCCCTCGCGGGCCTCGCGCCATTCTTCGACCCGGTAGCCGACCGACAGGCCCCGCAGGGTGCCGTCGGCAATGTCGCTCAGCACCGCCGCAGCCGCGTCGGTCTGGCGGAAGCGCAGCCGCGCCCACAGGCCTTCGGGGCGAAGCTCGGCCGCCTCCACCACCCCCAGCACGTCACGGGTTGACTCGCTGCGGTGCCCGTCCAGCACCGGCGCGCCGATCAGCCGCGACAGGTCCGCGCCCTTGAGGTCGAGGCGTTCGATCACCCCGCCGCGCGGCACGTCCGCGCCGGTCGAGACGATGGCCTCCACCGTCCGGGCGGCGGGGTCGAGCGTGGCGGGCCGAAGATCGGCAGGGCGCAGGGCGAGGGTCATTGCACGGCCTCCACGGGGCGGCGGGTGCGGTCGCGGGCGAGTTCGGCGTCAAGCTCGTCAATGTCCCGGCCGCGCGCGGCGACGATTTCCTCGCGCGATTTCAGGCCGTTAGCCATGGCGAGAACCTCGGCCGCGATCTGGCTTTCGGGGTCGATCCAGTCGAAGCCGGGGCCGATGAAGCGCACCGCGAGGTAGTCAGCCAGCGACACGGGATCGGCGGGGATGAAGCCCGCCAGCGTCTGCACGGCGATCCAGCGCCGCCAGAGCGGGCGCAGCACCTGCCCCTCGATGAGGTGCCTCTGGTAGGCTTCGGCGCGGCGGCGGAAGTCCAGAAGCCCGACGCGGGCGCTGCTGTAGTTCGCCGCCCCGAGGTCGCCGGTCAAAGCCTCGTAGGTGATGCCCGCCCCGGCGGCGATCTCGCGGTCGATAGCGGCAACGAAGCTGACGGCATCGCGCAGGCCTTGCGGCTGCGGGGTAAAGGTCACGTCCGCGCCGGGCGGCAGAACCCTCATCTGGCCCGGTTCAAGGGCAACGTTCCACTGCCCGCCGCTCGCGCCTTGGTCGAA